GCTCCCGCACCCGCCTGTCGTTCATTGAAGAGGTTACATTTGGCACTACGCCATCTGGCAACTTCACTGAACTTCCGTTTACTACACATTCGCTGAACCTGACGAAAGAGCGTGTTCAGGGTAACGACATCCAATCTGACCGTATGCCTCGTGTTGACCGTCATGGCAACCGCAGTGCAGCAGGTGACATTGTTGTTGATCTTCGTGCTGACGTATATGACGCTCTCCTCGAAAGCATGATGTTTGGCACATGGGACGACAGCCCCGTGGATGCCCCAGACGAGTTGAAAGTTGGCACTACGCTCAAGTCTTTCTCGTTTGAAGATTACGCCTCTGACATTGACCAAGCCCGTCTCTTCACAGGTATGGCTGTTTCTCAGGGTCAGTTCTCTATTGCCCCTAACCAGATGGTCACGTCCACCTTCTCGTTTGTTGGTAAGGACATGGCAATCTCGGCTACTGAGAAGACTACAAACGCAGCGTCTGTTCTTCAGCCATTCGACAGCTACTCAGGTGCAATCACTATCGGTGACAACGGTGGCTCTCTGTCGTCTCTGGCAACTGTCACTTCGGTTGACTTCTCTGTAAACAACGCCCTCAGCCCAACATTCGTAGTTGGCTCAGACAGCACCCCTCAGCTTGAGTTTGGTCGTGCTACTGTAGAAGGCTCGTTGACTGCATACTTTGAAGACGCATCTTTGATCAACCGCTTCTTGAATGAAACCGAAAGCGCATTTAAGGTCACTGTTGATGATCCTACTGGCGCTAACGAATATGGCTTCTTCTTCCCCAAGGTTAAGTTCAACTCTGCAAATGCTGATGTTGCTAACCCACAGAGCCGTTTGATCACACTGGACTTCGTTGCTCTCTACGATGCGACTGAAGGTTCCAACCTGACCATTACACGTCCTGACACGACATAAGTAATCCCTACGGGGTAGGGGAGGGTTGGTAAGTCGGGTGCTGACCCTCCCTGTATAAACAGTAGCCCGACACTTAACATAGGATACCCGACAAATGTCCGACCTAAATGATCTTGTCCCGACAAGTGATACTATTGTTGTGGAACTTAAACACCCAAACACTGGTAAAACTCTAGATAACGATGATGGTTCCCCGATGACTATCACCGTGATGGCTCCTCACACAAGAGAATACAAAGCTCTTATCTATAAACAAGCTAATGAGCGTATTCAAAAGTCTGGTGGTGTAATGCCAGAATACACCTACGAGGAGCTTGACGAAGCCAGCACTACGTTACTTTCTTCTGCCACTATTGACTGGAATATTACCTTCAATGGAGAGAAGCCTAAGTTTAGTGCAAAGAGGGCTAAAGAGATTTACGAGAAAGTATTCTGGATTAAGCCACAGGTCGAGGAGGCTATTGCGTCCTACACGGCTTTTACGAAAGTCTGATCAGGAAGTTACTTGAGTATGCTGAACATGAGTTTCAGTTAAGTAAGCCTGATCAGGACGGTATCACAGTAAGACAGCATTTAGAGCAAGTAGAGAGGCAAACTGGAGTAAGACCACAAGAGTTGAATGGGCCTGAGTTCCCGCATCTAGTGTCTCACATCTGGTTTGCCTTTCTGTCGTTAAACAGGGGTCGTAGTCAAGCCTTTAGTGGTGTAGCGCCTCTGACAGCACTTGAGATCAAGTCTTGGTGCGAATTATCGGGTGAGCATTTATCACCTAGGGACTTCGATACTATCAAACGCTTAGATAGTTTATTTGTAAGGGTGGCTAATGGCTGATCTAAATCTTACTGCTGACGTAACAGATCTGGTTCGTGCCAGACGTGAAATTCGTCAGTGGTCTAAGCAGACCTCAGATGCTATAGCTGTTGTAAACTCTCGGATGCAAGTCCTAGGGGAGACTAGCCCCGTAGCTCTGACTAGGTTTGGTGGCGCTGCTCAAGTTGCTACTCGCGGCATGAACCGCATGGGTATGGTTACCCAACAGGCAGGTTATCAGGTTGGTGACTTCTTAGTTCAGGTTCAGTCAGGCACTAACGCATTTGTGGCATTTGGGCAACAGGCTACACAGCTTGTCGGTCTTATGGGTATGTTTAACCCCGCCCTTATTGGTGTTGGTGCAGCACTCGGTATTGCTATCCCACTAGTTACAGCCCTTGGTGCAGCTTTCATGCGAACCCGCCAAGGTGGAAAATCGTTTGTTGATCAACTGAAAGAGGTTGAATCAGCTTTAGGTAGTGCGCGAGAGGCTTTTGATCTAACACAACAAAGCATTGGTGAGCTTCGTGATGTATATGGTGTCGTAAACGAAGAACTAAGGACTTTCTTAGAACTCCAGACCCAAGCCCGTCAACTACAAGCCATCCAAGAAACTCTGCGTGTGTTCCAGTCTCTTCGGGATGAAATGACTGGTATGTTCTCTACTGAGGTCACAAGCCTACAGAGAACCTTCAACATTAACTTGGGTCAAGCTAACGCTCTTGCTCGTGAGTTTAAGGACGTTACAGAAGAGACTACCCTTGAGGGTCAAATCAGAGAGATAGTCCAACTTCGTGATCTTATCCTACAGACAACTGGTGGTGTCGAGGATATGACAGAAGAGCAAAGGGCCTTCTATCTATCTGTTGTAGACGCTGAAGATATGCTCCGTAGGGCTGCTGGTCAGACCAAAGAGATTGCTGACAACCTCAGTGATGCTTCCTTTAATTTTAGGGCTATGGGTGGGCTAAACCCCCGTGATCCTTCGCAAATTCCAGGTGAGGGTGCTGCGGCTGCTGTTCAACAACAACGCATTGAAGAGCTTCGTGCGCAATGGGAAGCCTATCAGGATAGCCTAAAAGACAACGAGACAAATGCTCGGCGTTCTGTTGTAAAGCCAAACGAAGAGATTGCAGACTCCATTAAGCAGATCAACGATCTAAGTGAGAGTATGGCAAATAGTTTTGGCGATGCTTTCATGTCTATTGTTGATGGAACTAAGTCAACCAAAGATGCTTTCAAAGCTATGGCTCGTTCTATCATCGCTGAGTTGTATCAAATCTTTGTCGTTAAGCAGATCACAGGCTTCATCACGGGGGCCTTGCAGAACGCTTTCACGGGTGGCCTAGCCCCAGCTACTAGCCCAGTTCCTACCCCACGCCCAAGTCTTGTTGCTTCTGGTGGTATGATTAACCCCAATCAGCCGTATCTTGTAGGTGAGCGTGGCCCTGAGCTTGTAATGCCTAATCGTCAGTCTACAGTAATGAATGCTGATCTGACAAAGAAAGCACTAGGTGGTGGTAATGGTGAGACTATCGTAGTCAACCAGACAATCAATGTAAGCACAGGTGTCCAACAGACTGTTCGCAATGAGATCCAAAGTCTGATGCCACAGATCTCAGAAGCTGCTAAATCTGCTGTTGTTGATGCTAAGAGACGTGGCGGTTCATACGGAAGGGCGTTTGGCTAAATGAGTATTTCTTATCCTAGATCTTTGCTTACTCACACAGGGTTTGAATCTATTGAACTCCGTGCAATAAATGCAGTTGCTATTAGTCGCTCTCCATTTACATTTGACACTCAAGTCCATGCGTATCAGGGCCAGATGTGGCAAGCTGATATCACCCTTCCTCCGATGCCCCGTGAAGACGCTGAGAAGTGGGTAGCATGGCTTGTAAGCCTTCGTGGGCAGTATGGCACATTTCTACTGGGAGACCCCCTAGGAACGGCTCCTAGAGGCACTGCGACTTCATGCACGGTTACAGGTGTATCGGGTGACAATACTGTTAGTGCTACAGTCCCTAGCGGTGAGACCCTTCTGGCAGGTGACTACATCCAATTAGGCACTGCTGCTGATGCTACTTTGCATAAAGTCTTAGTTGATTACACAGGGACTGGTGCTGCTGCTGACCTAGAGATCTGGCCTGCACTACGGACTACACGGACTGCTGCCTCAGCTACTCTGACTAATACTAAAGGTGTCTTCCGTCTGGCTACGAATGAACAAACTTGGTCGATTAACAACACATCATTCTATGGAATTACGTTTGGTGCTGTGGAGGCTATCTAATGAGCAGAACAGTTCCAGCAGCTTTGCTTACAGCATTATCCCAACCTGAAGTAGAACCCTTTTATGCTGTAGAGTTATTCTTTGATAGTGGCACAGTTCGTCTCTGGACTGGTTATGGTGATAGAACTATTGAGAGTAATAC